GGTGGATACCTCCGGCCAACCCGCCGCCTCCCCGGGAGAAGGAACAGTCGCAAAGGAACCCGTCGCTGATTCCACTGTCCCAAATAAAGATGCCAAAGAGGGAGACGTTAAGCCTAAAGAAGGGGAAATACAGCCTGCGGTAGATGTACCTCCTCCAAACTCCTGGCGCGCGTCTGCTCGCGAACACTGGGGGAAGTTGCCGCCCGAAGTTCGTCAAGAAGTTGCGCGCAGGGAGGCTGAGACTGAAAAGGTTCTTTCTGCCTCAGCAGAATCGCGCAAATTCTCACAGCAATTTCATCAGACAGTGGCCCCCTATGCTAACCTGATACGTGCCCAAAACAGCACGCCGCTCGCTGCTGTTCAAAATCTTATGGGAACGGCAGCTGCACTGACCACCGGCACTCCTGAACAGAAAGCTGCGGTGGTGACCAACATCATTAAGAGCTATGGTATTGACATTGCCATTCTGGATAAGGTGCTGGCGGGCGCGGTGGGGACTGACGGCAAAGTTTCTGGTCAAGTACCTGGCTTGGAGGAAGCCATACAGCGTCACCTTGCCCCGGTTAGTCAGTTTATGACTGAAGTGCAGCAGGCTCGGCAGAAGCGTGGTCAAGAACTACAGCAAAGTGTTGCACAGGAGATTGATGCATTTGAAAAGGACCCTGTCAACGAGTTTTTCAGGGATGTGCGAGAAGATATGGCTGATATAATGGATTTAGCGGCTAAGCGCGGACAGGAAATGACTATGAAGCAAGCCTACGCTCGCGCCGTGGCAGCTAACCCACAGATTTCAGCCATTGTTTCTCAGAGGAAGGCGGCTGCGGCAGCCCAGGCTGAAAGGAGCAAAAATGCGTCTAAGACTATTTCTGGTACTCCTAGAAATGACTTGAACGGCAGTAAGCAAAAGACTCGACGTGAAATGCTGGCGGAACAGCTAGGGGGCGAGCAGTAACCCCCTTGCACTGGCGCGCGGGGTGTGTTACTGTTCGCCCCGTGAGCCAGATGAGCTAGGAACTCCCACCCTTAGCGGAGAGGTCCCCAAGAAAATCAGGCTAGTTGAAATACTAGAACCCTAACTTTTGGAGACCACCATGGCCTTTGCCAATGCGAATATCAGCGACATTGTCGCTACAACTATCCAGTCTCGCACCAAAGAGATTGCGGATAACGTGACCAAGAACAACGCGCTGCTGACCTACATCGAGAAGCAGGGCAACACTAAGACCTTCTCAGGCGGCAACGTCATCGATCAGGAAATCTCCTTTGCTGAAAACGGCAATGCGGGATTCTACAGCGGGTACGACCCACTGCCTATCGCTGCACAGGACGTAATCAGCGCTGCTGAATTCTCCATTAAGCAAGCAGCTGTACCAGTCGTAATCTCCGGTTTGGAACAGCTACAGAACGCCGGTAAGGAGAAAATGATAGACCTGATGGATGGTCGTATGGGAGCAGCCGAATCCACCATGGCAAACCTGCTTTCTGGCTCCATATCTTCAGATGGCACTGGTTCCGGTGGTAAGGAAATAACTGGTCTCAATGCAGCGGTGCCGTTGGCGAATACTACGGGCACCTACGGCGGCATTGACCGCGCTACGTGGACTTTCTGGCGCAACCAGATCAACAACACTTCCGGCCTAACCGCTGCCACCATTCAGGCTGCCATGAATACCCTGTGGGCCAGCTTGGTTCGTGGCGTAGATCGCCCCAAGTTGATTCTGTTTGACAACACCTTGTGGAATCTCTACATGGCGAGTCTACAGGCTCAGCAACGCTTCGTGGACACTACGTCGGCTAACTTGGGCTTCCCCAGCATCAAGTTCATGGACGCAGACGTGGTCCTGGACGGAGGCATTGGTGGCTTCTGCCCAGCGGGTACGGGGTTCTTCTTAAACCTTAAGTATCTGTACTGGCGTCCACACTCTGCCCGCAACATGGTTCCGCTGTCTCCTAACAAGCGGTATTCGGTAAACCAGGACGCAGAAGTGCAAATCCTGGCTTGGGCCGGAAACCTGACTTGCGGCGGTGCACAGTTCCAGGGTCGCCTCGACAACAACTAATCGTGAGAGCGGCACTGCCGCTCTCCTTTATTGGAGAATTAACATGGGTGCTGAATTGATTGGCGTTGATGTGACAAAGGTTCGAACTTCTGCGGAAGGGGCGGAATTTCTCGTAGGTACTCGCGCCCGCACTACCGATACTGAAGGTACAAAGGAGTATGTGTACGTACAGGACAGCGGCGCGGGCATTACGGGCGCGGGGTATGTGGCACTGATTAGCTCAGTCCACACTGCCATTATGGCTACTACGACTACCAGTGCGCCGGGTGCAGGCGCGGGTAAGGGTGCTGGCGTGGCCATGGCTGCCGTTGCGGCGAGCGGTTACGGTTGGCTCCAGGTACTGGGCAATGCGGGTATCCGCGTGCTGGCGAGTGCAGCGTTGGGTACTCTACTCAATACAACGGCTACGGCGGGTGCGCTGGATGACGATGCTACGGCGGGAGCTGAAGTAATCGATGGAATCACCCTGAATGCTGCGAATGGTGGATCTGCCGGAAGTGTTGTGGGGCTACTGACCTACCCAACTGTCGGCCGTACGCTGTAATAGCGAATTAACAATTAGGAGAACTATATGCTCGAAGCTGATATGGCCATGACACAACATGCATTCGGTAACAACACCTATGGTGATGAACGACTGCACGTTGTGTTTCAAATGCATCCACACCCGAATAACGAGGCGTCTGCTAAAGAAGGACGCCCCGTGTTTGAGGAACGTGAGTACGTCAAAATCATGGTTCCTGGGGACAAGTATTCTGTCGTTATCCGCCCAGTGTGGCAGCAGGACAAGCTTCGCTTTCCTAGACAGTATGCTGCATTTAAGGAAGGACGCAGTCAGGACTCTATTGGAACCCCGTTGGCGATGTGGCCACAGATTACTCGTTCGCAAGTAGAGGAACTTGCCTACTTCAATTGCAAAACAATTGAACAGCTGGCTAACATGCCGGACAGTAACATCCAAAACTTTGCAGGAATTCTGTCGTTGCGGCAAAAGGCCAGAGACTTCATCAAGTACGCAAAGGAATCAGCACCTATTGCAGAGCTGCGTAAGGAGCTTGACGAAAAGGATGCTAAGATTGCAGCACAGGATGAGGCAATTCGTGAACTTGGAGGTAGCGTGCGCGCGTTGCAAGCCGCACAGAATGCTGAACGGGCGGCGCAGGTTCCAGCTAAGGCGAAATAATGGCTCGATATGAGACAGCATCTGTAATCATTAACGACGTAGCTTCAGAAGTGGGGCTTACAGCGTCTAGTGATCCTTTTGCCTCTCTAGATCCTGCATTCATTACGCTAGGAAGCTTACTCACTTCCGTTGGTAGGGAGTTACTGGGGATGTACCCCTGGCAAAAGATGAAGTCTACGTTCACGCAGACTACACATTCGGTAGATTCGGGTAAGTACGACTTGCCCGCCGACTACGGCTACTTTCTGGAAAATACCGGGTGGGTAGTCACCACCCGGTTTCCTCTTAGTGGGCCGTTTACCCCCGAAGATTATTCCATGATTGTTGGCTCTGCCAATGCTTCTGCAATGATCTACTTGGGTTTTCGCGAAACTGAAGGTCAAATCTGGGTGCTGCCCGTTCCGCCACCAGAAAACTATACCTTCACCATTGAGTACATCAGCCTGTACTGGGCTAAATCAGCAGCAGGTGCAGTGCGCGATAAGGACCGCATTACTGCAAACGACGATATTGTTTACTTCCCTCCAATTTTGGTTGTGAAGATGCTTAAACTTCGGTATTTAGAGGCCAAGGGGTTTGACACCACGGCTGCCCTAGATCAATTCAATACTGCCTTAGAATCTTGGATGCCCAAGGACAAGGTAGCTATGACGTTGAGCATGGCAGGCCGTAGTGTCATTCACTACCTCGATGGAGACAATATCCCAGAAATGAATTGGGGGTGAGCCATGTACCCGTTCGGCTCTTCTCCTTCTCGTAAGGCTGTGCCAAACCGAGCACAGGTCTTTTCCGTACCATCTCCTGCCGGTGGCATGAATGCTGTCACCAATCTGGCGGAAATGTCGCCCAGCGACTGCATCTACGCGTACAACATGGTTTCCTCTCAGTACGGGATGCGTGTACGCAGGGGATATACTGAGTGGTGCACTAATGTCGGTACGGGCGGGGTTAACACAATAATCCCCTACACGGGTGCAGCTGCCGCCAATAGTAAGCTACTCGCAGCCGCCGCTAGTGGAATATATGATGTAACTACCAGCTCGGCAGCCCCTACCCTGGTGCAGGCATTCGCCAGTACGGCCAACCGCGCCGGGTGGGGCGTGTGGACTACCTACACAACTTCTGCCAGCAAATTCCTTCTCTACTGTGATGAGGAGAATGGTTACTACTACTACCAGGAAAGTACTGGTATCTGGACTAAGGCAGTAGCGGGCGCGGGCGCAGGACAAATAAACGGAGTTGACCCAGTCACGTTTGCGTTTGTAATGATTTGGAAAGGTCGCGTTTGGTTTGTACCTAAGAATGGAACCTCTGCGTGGTACTTACCTATCGGACAGATTGCTGGCACGGTAACCGAATTCCAGTTTGGTAGTAAGTTCAAATACGGCGGTACGCTGGTAGGGCTGTTTAACTGGACGCTTGATGGTGTCAATGGTCCTGACGACTATTTAGTCGGCATTAGCAGTGCGGGGGACGTAATTGTCTACGCAGGTACGGATCCTTCTAGTGCCACCACCATTGACCAGAAAGGTTCATGGTTTATTGGCCCGCCCCCCGTTGGTAGGCGCATTGCTGGATCGTTTGGCAGTGAGCTGTACGTACTTTCTTCGTATGG